AAAAGGGGAAGATTTGTTGTCTTCCCCAATTACAAGGAGTCGGGTCCACCCTTCCCTTCTCCCTGTATAAGTGACGGACCGGTCAAATCCAAGTGGTGATGCCGGATTTGGAGATTCCTCTTGCTTCTCTTCTTTGGTCTAAGTTAAAACCAAGTGCAAGGTGGTTTGTAGCGGCTTGTGGGTCGTCTAAAAACGACTCTAACATGTCGTTCCAGTCGTCTCTTTTCCGTTGTTTAACTACCTCCATAGCAGAGATACCCATAGCATCGGTAAAGTACTTAACACCTTGAGCAAGAGCGTCTAATCGGTCATCATGTCGGACTGCACCTTTCTCCCGACACATGCGACTCATTTGGTAGAATAGCATGTAAAGTAGACGCTTTTCTGGGGGATCATCTTTGTTGGAGTTGTAGTCCCATTCAATGACGCCTTTATCGACAATAAGGCGATGCTGATTAAGAATAGGCTCAAGGGCATCAATAATACGTTCTTCTTTACGAACGTTGGCACGTACTTCTTCAACATCTATACCTTGTTGAGTTTGTTGAATGTGTTTCTTAAATAGTTCAGCTACAAGACCGTCACCAAAGTTTGTTTCAACTACTAACTTAGTAACGTTATATTTCTTACAACCTTTTAAAATGTCCAAGAGTGTGTTGTCTGAGTATCCGTCTCGGTAAGCACGCACTTCATGCACGTACAAGAAACCGTTACGTTGGGAGATATAAGCTGCAGCTGTCTCATCTGTGCCCCTACCCGACGGGTCAACAGAGCAGATTGTCTCTTGGTAAGGACCCCATTCTCCTTGTAACTGCATTGGACTGTAGAAATAATCTCCAGGTAGTCCGACAGTTGGTAGTTCTTTGAGGACGTTTCTAGGATCTGAGCACCAGATGACGCTATCAGGAGCGGACTGAGGGTTAACACTGGTGACGACAAGATCAGCCATCTTAAGTGGGAATTTCTCAGCATCGCTAAGGCTTGTGTCGAGCATGAACTGCAGCATAAAGTTGCTGCGTCCCATAGCTGCTTCACGTTCAAGTAGGTCTTCATGGCTAAATCGGTCAGGGTCAGTAACACTCCACGGGTCTGCACCCATGTCAATGTCTTCTTGTAGCTGTGGTGCAATTAATCCTTCGTAATTTGCCAGTTTACGTGGAACCCTGGCAGGCCAAACAAAAGGACGATAGTTACGTTCTGCTAGTTTACGGTAGATGGTAAACGTTGTCTGCGGAGTACCAAGGTACATAATCCTTGAGTCTTCCTTAGGTGTAAGAATAGATTCAGCCTCTGTACAGAGTTGAAGCAGTTTCTCACGCATCATTTCCGTCATGGAGTTACCAGGAACCTCAACGTCATCAAGAATCATCAGGTCAGCACGTGAACCGGTAAGCTGACCGGTAATTCCAACCGACTTAACCGACGGTGCCTGAGATGGAGAGCAGTTAACATCAAAGCTAATCCGGCTCCAACGGGCATCATCTGACTTAGGTTGCAGATGCTTAAGCCACGGTGTCTCAATAATAAGCTTTTGAAGAAAGATAGACATGTTGTCTGCACGCTCTTTAGAAGCGGAGATAATCATAATCTTCTTCTCAGGATTCTTAAAAAGAACCCAAAGCACAAAAGCGCCAGTAATCCATGACTTACCTACACCACGAAATGCCTGAATTTGTAGGCGTTTTGGACCGTGCTGTAGGTAGTCGGCAATGGCGTATTGTGCTCGGGTCGGTTCTGGCAAGTCTAGCTGACTCCACAGGGCTTGTAAGAATAGCTTAAAATCGCCCTGTAAGGCGTCTAAAACATTGCTCATGATAGAATATACTTAAAGGTGGTTTAAAGGGGCTTGTAGGGGCTTCTAGGTGCCTTATACGGGCGTTTAACCTCCGCCAAACCGTCTCATAGTTGGTTTAAAAGAAGTTTCAAACTGTTGACGCAAATCTTCTAGTTCATTTAAAATGTCAAATTCAGAAGTAGCAACACTTTCTTGAACTGGCATTTCTGATTCAGCAGATTCTGCAACATCAGGAATTTGAGTTTTAGCAAACTCATCTAGCTTCTCTTTAATATTACTACCTACTGGAATATCAATTCCGGGTTGTTTGCTAGTATTTTCAAACTTGTTGTGAAACTTAGCTGGAATCAAACGAACATCACCAGACACATCATCAATGTCAACGACAACTTGATCACCAAACCGTCGATAAGCTTCAGCTTCCACAGTATCTTTGTGGACTTTAAACTCAGGATCTGAAATTGACATGTACTCGCTAGTACCGCCAGATGCTAGTCTAACATCATGTTCAGCAATAGACGGTTTACCTTCAGATACAAACAAAGCTTCAGTACTTTGACTTTGTTCTCTTGCTTGTGCTTTGGTTTCCCGAAGATACTTTGCTTCTTCTTCTGTTTTAGGTTTTTCTAAGGCTGCTCGTCTAGTTTGAGCTGCCGCGCTTTGACCTTTATAAGAAACACGAACTGGTTCACCTCTACGGTTTCTAATTTTAAGAGCTGGACCAGTGTATTCAGTTTCTTTTCTCCAATCAGCAAGGTTTTTGCCTGGATTGTCAGTTAACCAACTTTCAACAGCTCTAAATAGTTCTCTTTTAGCAGCCATTATTTAATGTGCGATAGAATTAATTGTTCTCTACTCGGATTGCAGCCAAACGTGGCTCGCATCCAAGATAACCAGTTGCTAGTCCCCTTTTCTTGATTACATTTCCTGCAGGATGGAACCAGATTTCTTGTAATCGTTTGTCCCCCAAAGTAGCGAGGAACAACGTGATCCAAAGTAAGTTCATGTAGTTCATAAGTTTCTCCACAATAGACACATTGACAATTGAAGTGCTCCTTAATAGCTCTTCTCCAGAGCCGTTTAGCTTCAGGACTTGTCATGGTTATGAGGTTGTAAATGTAGTGATCAGGGGTTGGCAACAGCGGGGTCATGACTATGCGTACTTCTTACCCGTGCGGGGTCTGCGGCGGTTAGATGACGGTGTTTCAAGTTTACCAGTGTTTTTACCAGTGTGCGAAGCATCTTTTCCGTCACCGTTGCCATAAGTACCAAGTTTTCTGTTTAGCTTATTAGCAGCGGTACGGATCTTAAGACCGTTTTTGGTCTTGTTGTACTCAGCTTGCTGTTTTTGGCGGCGCTCACGTGCCTCAGGATTGTCCTTGTAGTACTCAGACGTGCTTCGAGCCATACAGCCTCCGTTGTACCATCTCAGGGTCTACTTTAGGCATCACAGACGCCAGTTTGTCCAGTGGGTTGCCTTCGTAGGCAATACCACTAATGTCATTTTTGGCTAGCCAGTCACATGCTGCCTTAAGGTCTTGTGTGCTGGCTTCACCTGATTTGATGCGTTGAAGGAACTCAGTTGTCACGAGGTTATGAAGCTCGTTAAACATATCCTCCGTTGCTTTCTTTTTGTTAGCCATTTCGCATCATGATTTTGTCTAGTTTGTCCTCAATGCGATCCATGTGCTCCTCCATCTTGGTCAAGGTCTTTTCAAGGTCAACCTTTTGAACGTAATGAGAAACAACACGAAGTTCAAAGTTATCAATACGACGATCAATCTCGGTAATCCGATCATGAACACGATTGATTCGGGAATGTATTCTGTTTGTAAGTGCCGCAAAACCGGCTGCAGCTGCTAAAACTGCTGAGACAATAGCTTCTGTCACGATTGTTGCATAGGACGAAAGGTCATGTACCAACCAGAACCACTACCTTCTACTTCCCAGCGTGGCAGCCAGTTCTTCCAGCTATAACGTACATCCTTTCCACCTTTGCCGATGGTCACATAACCACCGTTTACGTTATCCATTTCACCGTATGGATCATGGAAGATACCTTTGCCTTCATCTTCACCAATAAGAAGCATCCAATGACCACCACCTCTAGGTGCTGAGGCAGGACCTTTGTGGAGGATACCTGTTGCTACGGGAAAACCGCAGTTAAGTTCATTGAGAAGAGTATCTTTAGTACCTTTCTGGGAAAAGGTAGCAAGGACACCGTACTGCTTACAGGCT